GGCGTCCGCATAGACCGTTCGATCTTCATCGAGCTTGACCACATAGCCGCCACGGCGCCGCGCAGGCGCGTCATCAGATTGAGTGGCCTCAACGTCAGATAGAGTCCGCCTCCCCGTCGCTCCAGAAGATAGCCGCCCGATGAGCCGCTCTCGACGCCAGACGCCCAGATCACGCCGCCGGTGACGGGGCCGTTGGCCCTCTCATCCCGCGCATAAACGACGCCCACCCGCCTCGACATCGTAGGCGGCCATGGCGTTGGTTCCGACGACCAGCAGCTTGCCCCCCAGCAGCCGTCGGCGGTCCGCCTCGCGAAGGATCGCCCCCGCCTCTGGCCAGCATCGGCGTCCGCAACGCGCGGCAAATCCGGGCGGTCTCCTCGAGGTTCTGACGGGCGCCGTCGCGGCGCGCCTTGGCGCTCGCCTTGAAGGTCTCGAATCTCGCCTCATGATCGGGCGACTATGGCCCCAGGCTGCGGCCGTTTCCGTTCCGGTCGACGATCTCGTACAGATAACTCCGCCCTGAGACCGTCTTGCGTCGCAGGTCGTATGGCAGGACGGCCAGAACCTGCTCAGCCTCAGGCGCGGTAGCTCTGCTCCAGATTGACCTGGGCGCGAGCCTGTTCGTCGGAAAACGGAACGATCATGATCCGAGCTTTATCCCACATATGGACGAAAAGCCATTTTGCGGGATATTACATGTTTTTCAACGATCTTTCGAAGCCACCGAATGCGCGGAGGGACTAAGCCAGAGGACGCCCGCCATCAGGCAGAAGCTGATTGACGTCACCGCCGCGGCCGCGCCGCCGAAGGCGACGAAAAGCGCCCAGCGTGGATCGGACACAAGCTTGGCGGCCTTGCCGCCGGCAAGCCCCGACGCAAGCCCGAACAACAGGGCTGCGAGTCCGCCGGCGACGATCGCGACGGGAATGATGACGCGGCCGGACATCCGCCATTTGAATTGACGGAGCGTCAGGGCGATCAAGCCTGCGCCGACGAGCGCCACGACATACGAGCCGACAGCTTCGGTGATTACGAGACCCAAGAGCTTCTCGCGACCCCAGCCTCCCCGATAAGCCTGTGCTCCCCCGGCGAGGTTCCAGATCAGGTGCAGCAAAGGAAGAACAAGCGGCGCAGCCGCCGCCGCACCGATGATGAGCGGGTTCAGGCGCGCCTTCGTCAATTTTCTTTCGTCGTCATCAATCATGCCGCGCCGGTTTCGCATAACGCCAAGATGGAACATTAAGAGAACTAATAGTCAACCCGAGGCTGAGCTTCATCCCATCCAGCTCCGCCCGGCGCCCGCCCTTCGCGCCGCCTCGCTCGCCGCCCGTCCGCCACGCCGATTGACGGCGAATTCTCCGAAAGCGTCCGCCCCATGGCTCGCTGCGTCATGCAGCGGTCCGGCATAGCTGCGGGTGGCTCCGCTCCAGCGCTTGCGATAGGCGCGCAGCCGGTCGAGCCCCAGGGCGCAGCGCTCGGCGTCGAACCAGGTCAGCGGAATGGTCAGCCGCGCCGCGTTGATCCGGTCTTCCGGATCCGCGGCCGTCCCCACATGCACCGGCCTCACGCCGAGGCCGTCCAGCGTCTCCAGCCGCGAGCGCCCGGCCGCGCCGAGCTCGCGCACCATCACGTCATGGGGCAGGTAGTGGGTGCCGAAGACATAGGGTTTGGCGGCGATCGCGGTCCGGGCGATCGACTGCAGTCCCTCCCCCGCCGCCTCGAAATAATCGATGGCCCGCACCTCGCGGCCGGCGTGCTGGAAGAACCAGATAGCCGTGTAGTCGTCGATGCCCAGGTCCCACGCCGTGTCGACCTTCAGCGCGGGGTCGTAAGCGACCCGCCCGATCCGCCCCGCCTTTTGCGCGTCGGCCAGCAGGCTCGCATAATAGGCGCCCGGTGCGGCGGCATCGAAATCGACCAGGTATTCGCTGGCGAACCGCGCCTCGCCCTCCTCCGTCGATCCGGTCTCGGCGATCAACTCGGTCCGCTCCCGCGCCAACTGCTCGGGCGTGAAGACGTCGGTCTCCGTCGCCGGCGAGCGAAGGGCGAGCCAAGTCGGATCAATGGCCCGCGCTTCGAAGGCTCGCACCGCGTGATTGCGCCCTCTAGGCGTCCACAGGAACAACGCCCAGCCGGAATTCTCGGCCAGGATCGGCCGGATGTAGGTCCAGCAGTCCGGCTTGGCGAGCGCCCACTCCGAAAACACCACGCCTACGGGCGGCGCGCCCACCAGGCTGTTGTAATTGTCCGAGCCGCAGACCTGCCATGTCGATCCATTGGTGAAGCGGATCATCATATCGCCGTCGCGCGTCGCCGCCCGCAGCGCCTTGGGAAAGGCCTCGTCGATCCTGCGCCGGCCGGTGTGCGGGTTCACCGCATCCCAGATCGCCTTGCGCCCCTGCGAGGCTTCGGGCAGCAGGTGCCAATAGGCGCCGGTCTTCGACTGAGCCGCCACGGCCGCCCAGTTCAGCGCAACCTCGTCCTTGCCCCACCGCCGGTGGGCCGCGACGTCGGCCCGCAGCCCGCCCGCTTCCAGGTAGCGCCAGACCATCATCTGGTACGGCCGGGGACGCCAACCCGCCGGGAGCTCGAGACATGTCCGCCTCGGAGCCGGATCACCTTCGCTCACGCGTCCTTCTCATCGCTGGTGAAGCGACGGATGACCACCGTCACCGGCTCCCCATCTCCCTCCTCCACCGCCCTGACCTTGCCATAGGCGCGGTCCAGCACCTCACGCGCGGCGCCCAGCTTGGCCGCGTCGCTGCCGCCGCCCTGCATGATCGCGCCCAGCGTGTTCACGGCCAGATCGCCCAACTTCCGTGCAGAGGCGCGCACCTCAAAGGCCTCGGGCGCGGCGCCTTCATTCTCCGTTTCCAACCAACGCCTCCTATGTGCAGATCTGAAAAGTAACCCCCGCGCCCGCCACGCGCCCCACGAGAGGCGTTCTTTGTCCTGGGGCCGGGCGCGGGGGTCTGGGGCGAGCCGCCCTCCACCGCCGCAAAGAGACCGCGGCGCAGGGCCGCACGGCGCCAGCCCGCCCGGGGAGAGGGCAAGCGGGAAAAGGCGCACGCAAGCGTCGCCCGTATTCGCCGGCCTGGCGCGCATGTCGGCGCGATCCGGACCCGATGGGCCCCTCCAGGCGTCTGTCAGTCTCGATTTTGCGGTCCGCCGACCCATTGGTCGGCCTTGGCGGAGGCGAAAGCTACGCCCCAGATACGAATTCCGCCGATATCCGAAGTCTCTCAAATCTCCGCGCGAATGTCAAGAACAAATTGAGAACATTCATGACGCCGACGCCGAAGCGAGCAGGTCGAGCGCCACCAGCAGGACCGCCTCGAGCCGCCCCGCGTCCCGATCGTTTTCAGTGGCCTCGCGCGGCGTCAGCTCCTCACCGCAGATGAGATCGCAGGCCCGCACGAGATCGCGTTGCTGTGAAAGCCTGCGGCGAAACGCCTCCAGGCGCGCCGAAGCCTGCGCCATCCCTTCCGCGCGGCCCATGAGCATGGTCAGCGACGGGCCGCTCACGACGCTTGCGCGGGGCTTGATGTCGAGCGACGAGGAGATGGCCCCCTCGTCCTTCACGCGCCGATAGCACGCGCCATAGCGTTCGCCCGCGGTCCGCTGCAGCGCCTGAAGGCGACCTTTCCGTTGCAGCCAGTCCAGCCCCGGTTGGCGCCGATACGGCCCCTCTCGGCGGCCCGGACCCGACTTCGAAGCTTCGATCGCCGCACCTCTCGCTCGCAATAGCGCCACGGTCTCGGCGACGCCCTCGCTCACGGCGGTCGCCTCCGCCTTCTCCGCGGTCAGCCGCTCCATGGCGAACAGTTGCGCGCGCTCCAGGCGCGCAGGCTCGAGCTTACGCCTCATCGGTCCTCCGATCTCGGATCTGAAAATTCGCCCGCCGCTAGGCGGGGCCACGTTCGACGACGGCGTCGGCCAGCCGGTACAGCGTCTCCGCGGCGGCTGCGGGGGCCTCGATCACGGCGAGGCCCGCTGCTGCATAGGCCAGCAATTCGCGCAGATAGGTCGCGCGCTCACAGGATCGACGCTGTGCGAGCCCCCTGGCGACTGTCGCGCTGGGTGCGTCGCTCCGGGCGTTCATGTCCGGCCCCCGCGACCAAGCCAGGTCAGCGGCAAGCCGACCCTGAGGCCGTTCCCTGCCGCTCTATGCTCCGTCAGGCTCGGAAAGCCGCCCGCCGCAAGGACAGCGGCGACGTGCGCCGCGTGTCGCGCAAAGCGTGGCTGGGCTTCCTCTCCGCCCCCGGTGGCGACCTTCGTGCGAAAATGCCCCTCCAGCCTTTCGGCCGCAGATTCCTCGAGCGCCATCAGCGCCCTGGCCTTGCCCGGCGGGACGCCGCCGCGCCTGAGGACCGCATAGGTCGAAGGCGGTGCGCCGCCCGTTTCTGCTGCTTCACTCATGGCGAGAACTGTATGTTAGATACAGGTGTTGCGCAATGGATTTCTGTATTCTATCTACAGAAACGTTCTATCTTAAGGTGAGCATGTCGGACGACCGCGCCCAACGCCTGCGCCTCGCGCGCACGGAAAAAGGATTCGAGACCGCCGCCGCGGCGGCCGAGGCTTTTGGCTGGAACCGCAACACCTACGCCTCCAACGAAAACGGCAACGCTCCGTTCTCCTATCGTCGGGCGAAGGACTATGCGTCCGCTTATGACGTGAGGCCGGAGTGGCTTTATGACGCCTCCGGCCCCATGCGGCCGGCGGCGGAAGGCGGGCTGGTGCCGGTGATCGGCCGCGTCGGCGCCAATCCGGAGGGTAACGTGCTGTTCGCCGAAGGACACGAAGTTGGCGATCTAGCGCCCGTCCCTCCGGGTGGCACCGAAAAGGCGGTGGCGCTCCAGGTCGTCGGCCACTCGATGCGCGGGGTGGCGGACGACGGCGCCCTCATCTATTTCGAGGATCAGCGCACGCCGCCCACGCCCGACATGCTTGGTCACGTGGTGATCGTCGAACTCGACACGGGGGAAGTGCTGGTCAAGCGGTTGCTCCGCGGCGCAGCGTCAGGCCGCTACGACCTCGAGAGCCTCGCGGGTCCGACAAGGCGCGACGCCAGGCTCCGTTGGGCGGCCCACATCACCGCGATCATT